TGGCTATTGATATTGACAACATGGTCACAGCTTGCAAGCCATGTAACTCAAGCAAGGGTTCACGCTCACAGGGGGCTTTTTTAGAGCGCAAGCGTACCCCCCCTGATTTTTCTGCCTTCCCCTCCCCAACGCAATCCAAGATTCACCAAGACAGTCCGTTTACCGCCCGACCAGTCACGAACTAACCCGATGGCAACCACACGATCCAAAGCCTTACGAGGGGCAACTAAACCAAGGCTCCAGTCAATACCTCTTAAGGGAACTTCTAAGTTGCAAGATGTCAAAGACCTTTGCGAGATTATCCAGATGCCCTTATTGCCATGGCAGGAGTACGTTCTCAAAGACATGCTCACAGTCGATAAGACTGGCAACTGGGTTCGTAAGACAAACCTGCTACTTATTGCTCGACAGAACGGAAAGACTCACCTAGCACGCATGCTTATCCTTGCCCACCTCTTAAAGTGGGATAGTAAGAACGTCCTTATCATGTCCTCGAACCGCTCTATGGCTCTGGACACCTTTCGCCAAGTCGCTCAAGTATTGGAGACTAATGACCACCTCAAAGGATTCGTTAAACAGATCCGCTACGCAAATGGAACTGAATCTATTGAAATGCTGGACGGGCGAAGGCTGGACGTTGTTGCAGCTACTAGAGACGGCTCTCGCGGAAGAACTGCGGACTTCCTATTCATCGACGAACTCCGAGAGATCAACGAAGAAGGCTACCGAGCAGCAATTCCAACGACTAGAGCGCGTCCAAATTCTCAGACGCTTCTTACCTCTAATGCAGGAGACGCTTTCTCAGTAGTTCTCAACGGCATGAGAGAACGAGCCTTAGAAAACCCGCCTAAGTCTTTCGGGTTTTACGAATACTCAGCTCCCCAATACTCGAAGATTACAGACCGCCATGGCTGGGCTCAGGCGAACCCTGCACTTGGCTTTACTATTACAGAGGAGACACTTGAAGAAGCTGTGGCTACTAGCCCGATTGAAAACACTAGAACTGAGTTGTTATGTCAATGGATTGATTCTCTCTCATCTCCTTGGCCGCATGGAGTCCTTGAGGACACGTCCGATTCCTCGCTCACGATTCCTGTCGGCGGTTATACAGTCTTTGCTTTCGACGTGTCTCCTTCTCGCCGCAATGCGAGCCTCGTTGCTGGTCAGATATTGCCTGACGGCAGAATCGGCGTGGGAATTCTCCAAACGTGGGAGTCGCAGGTATCGGTTGATGACCTTAAGATCGCTGCTGACATCAAAGGCTGGGCTGACCAGTATCGCCCACGCCAAATCTGCTTTGATAAATATACGGCGCAGTCAATCGCAGACCGATTAACTAATGCAGGTTGCATGACGATGGACATCTCGGGTGCTGCCTTCTATCAGGCATGCGGTGACTTGCTAGACAGCCTTGTAAACCATCGCCTAGTTCATTCAGGTCAAGAAAACTGGGTTCAACAGATGAATAACTGCGCAGCTAAGACTAATGATTCTTCATGGCGCATTGTAAAACGTAAATCGGCAGGAGATGTATCGGGTGCAATCTCTACCGCCATGGTTGTCCACCAACTTGTGAAACCACAACAGGTAGCGGCTATCTACAGCGAATAGCACAAGATGTAGTGTATAATTACCACCTATGGGTCTCTTCTCGCGTAAGCCGCAAGTAATCGAAGCGCAATACGCGCCACAGGTAATGGGTGAAAATCTACCCTCACTTTACAACGCGATTATTCCGCGAGTCTCTCGCCATGATGCGATGAGCGTTCCCTCAGTAGCCCGAGCCCGTAACCTTATCTGCGGAACAGTAGCTTCTATCCCACTTGAGTATTACAAGACATCAACAGGAGAAGTAATTGCGCCACCTCGTTGGATCAAACAACTTTCAAAGTCTCAGCCTTCTTTCGTCACGCTTACATGGATTGTGGACAGCCTTCTCTTCTATGGTGTCTCATATCTACTTGTCTCTGAGAGATATGCCGAGGACGGCAGACCAGCTTCTTTCGAGTGGGTGGCTAACACTCGCGTTACTTTCACTACTGACCTTTATGGTATTCATGTAACTCAGTATTACATCGACGCATCTCCTGTAGACATGAACGACATTGTCACTATTCAGGGATTCGACGAGGGAGTGCTAGACCGCTCAGGTCGCACAATCCAAGCTGCTATCGACGTTGATCGTGCAGCGGCAGTCAATTCAGCAAACCCACAGCCAGCAGGATTCTTGAAGAACTCAGGCGCAGACCTTCCACCTTCTGAGGTTCAGGGTCTCATCGCTGCATGGAAGCGCGCACGCCAGAATAACTCCACAGCATATTTAACTTCTACTCTCGACTATTCACCAGTTGCCTTCTCGCCGAAGGACATGATGTATAACGAGGCAGTCCAGAACCTCAGCACACAGGTTGCTCGCGCAATGAACGTGCCAGCGTATTACCTTTCAGCAGATCAGAACACCACTATGACTTATGCGAACGTTCAGGACGAACGTAAGCAGTTCTACGCGCTATCTATTGAGCCTTACATTCAGGCTATTCAGAGCCGTCTATCAATGGACGACATCTCTACAGCAGGTCATGAAGTTAAGTTTGCAGTCTTTGACACATTCCTCAAGAACGACCCATTGGTCGAGTTGCAGGTAATTGAGAAGCTCCTAACTCTTGGACTGATTACAACAGAGCAAGCAATGGAAATGACAGACCTTACCCCTAACGGAAGCGAAGGAATGAGCTAATGAAAGAACTAATTATCGAAGCAGCCTCAATCGAGTGCAGCGAAGAACGTCGCGAAATCTCAGGCAAGATTGTGCCTATGGGAACTGGCGAAGTCGGTTCGACAAACATGGGCGGTGTTGTATTCGCTGCTAACTCAATCGACGTATCAGACATCTCTAAGATTAAGTTGCTATCACAGCACGACATGAAGAAGCCAGTTGGTCGCATGACGGCGGCTGAGGTTCGTCCTGACGGCATCTATGCAACCTTTAAGTTGTCACGCTCTACAGGTGGCAACGATGCACTCATTCAGGCGCAAGAAGGACTTGTCTCAGGTCTTTCAGTAGGTGCAGAAGTAATCGCATCACAGCCATCACGCGATGGTCACATTGTTGTGACTGCCGCTAAATTAAAAGAAGTTTCTCTAGTTACTGAGCCAGCATTTAAGTCTGCTCAGGTGCTTGAGATCGCTGCTGAGGAAGTTATCCCAGCAGAAGAAACCCAACCAGAAAGCGAGCCAGTCGTGGAAGAAACCACTACATCGGTAGAAGCTCCAGCAGTTGAAGCAGCAGCAGTCGAAGCGGCTCGCCCAACAGTTGTAGCGAATCTCCAAGTTAAAGAGCGCATTGCGCCAATCTCATCAGCACAGTACCTCGAAGCATCTATCAAGTCAGCACTTGGCGATGACGAAGCACGTCGTACAGTTCGTGCAGCTGATGATTCAACTTCAACTAACACAGGACTTACACTCCCACAGCACCTCAACTCATTCATCACAGATACCTTCTCAGGTCGTCCTGCGTTTGATGCAGTAACTCGTCAGGCACTCGTTGAGAGCGGCATGTCCTTTACTGTCCCACGTCTTTACACAAACGCTTCTTCAGCTGATACAGCTCCAGTTGTCGCAGATGTAAACGAAGGCGCATCAGTAACAGATACAGGGATGACAAGTGCGTACGATACTGTGTCGATTAACAAGTTTGCGGGACTCAACCGAGTAAGTTGGGAATTGATTGACAGATCATCTCCTGCGTTCATGGAACTTCTCATGACAGAACTTCGCAAGGCATACGAAAAGGCAACAGACGCAGCACTTATCGCAGCGTTCACAGCTAACGGAACACAGGCAGCAAACGTTGCAACAACAGCAGCAGGACTTCAGTCATTCATCTCTGTAGAAGGCGCAGCCGCATACAAGGGAACTGGCGGAGACTTCGCTAACAAGCTCGTTGCATCAACAGACCAGTGGGCTGCTATCACAGGATACGCAGACACAACAGGTCGCGCTCTCTACTCTGCTCAGGGTGCAACATACAATGCAGCAGGTACAGCAGTTGCTTCAAGCGTTCGCGGAAACATTCTCGGAACTGATCTTATTGTTGATCACAACATCACAACATCAGGCCTTGCAGATGAATCAGCGTTCCTCGTTGCTCCAGATTCAGTCTACGTATGGGAAAGCCCACAAACTCAGTTGCGTCTCCAAGTGCTAACCACGGGAGAGCTTGAGATTGCACTTTATGGCTATCTCGGAATTTACGTCGGCAAGTCAGGCAAGGGCGTTCGTCGCTTCGCAGTTGCATAATCTAGCAACACACTAAGTCGCTTGAGGGGGCTACCAGAGCCCTTGTAGCTCCCTCAAGTCTTTAGAAAGGAAAACATGTCTCTTTGCACAGTCTCAGAACTTCGCACAGCCCTAGGCGTAGGCACTCTCTACGCTGACGCGACCCTGCAAGAAGTATGCGACGCAGCAGACAACGTTCTTCTTCCTTTCATCTGGCAGAACTACAACTGGGCTGTAGGACATAGCAACACAACCAGCACAGGCACTTCTTACTTCGATGAATCAGTCCGAGACGTTTACTACGTCGGACAAACTGTAGTTATTACAGGTATGGGCTCAAAGCACAATGGCTCTAAGACTCTTACTGAGGTTGGCGAGTATTCAATCACTTACGCAATCACAGGCAACAACAACACAGAAACTCCTTACCACCCAGTCGCTCCCTTTGGTCGAGTCGCAGGTGACACTTATCTTGATCCTTCAACAGTTCCTGCAATTCAGGAAGCTGCTCTCATGATTTCAATCGACATCTGGCAGTCACGCCAAGCACCTTCAAGCGGTGGTGTATCTATTGACGGCTACACTCCATCGCCCTATCGCATGGGTAACACACTTCTTGCGCGCGTTCGTGGCTTACTTGCTCCATATCTTGACCCTCGTTCTATGGTGGGCTAATGACAGCCATCACCACTCTACGCACATCTATTGCGACGGCTCTAGCCGATAACTCACTCTATTCAGTATTCTCTTTCCCACCTGCTACACCTATTGCTAACAGCGTCATCGTCACTCCTGCTGATCCTTATATCGTGCCAAGCAATAACGATTACACAGCAATCAGCCCAATGGCTAACTTTAAGATTTCTATCCTTGTCCCGTTGCTAGACAACGAGGGCAACCTTGCTGGTATCGAAGCCGACATTGTTCGGGTCTTCTCGCTCCTTGAAGCGTCCAGCATTGTATTTAACGTAGGAAGCATCAGCGCGCCAAGCGTGTTGTCAATCGCTTCTGGAGATTTACTGACTTGCGACATTGCAATCAGTACCCTAACGGAATGGAG